TTTTTCAACCGTAGCGCAACTTTAATCGATCCATTTGCAGGATCACGCGCATATATTCGTTTTTCACCTTCTAACGCCACAGAGGTGTTTATAGGGTCGATATATCCGACAACGACGCCGCCACCACTTCGAGGGATATCGACGGTGATCGCATAATCAGTTGTCAATGGGAACGAATCATCACCCGGTGATGAAAAATGTTCAGCGGTTATATTCGCACCACCACCTGTGTCAAGTTTAACATCACTTACTTTCGCATCACGTCGTGTCAATCGAAGAAATGACAATACTTTCGCTATTCGTCCCACGGTAACACCTTTGGTATTTCCCCACTAAATGATATAGACCATTGCATCGGGTGCAATCAATTTCACCGTTTTACCGGCTTCCCACAGATTTCCCAATGGGTCACGCCATGTCGTAAGTTGTACCGAATAACCAACGATATCACCGAACATTCGACCGAGTTTCGCTTCAACTGTGGTTTTAACATCAGCACTTAACGTATCATTCACGATAAAATTAAACGGCCTGATTACACCATCCATATGCGGATTTTTCACAGTGAATTGTGAACCACCAATTCCGACAATTGCAGTTTCTAGACCTGTTGCGTGACTAAAATATTTTTGAGGGTTGAATGTTGGTGTTACGGATAATACAGGTGTTGCGCCTTGTCGCAGTATAGCCACAGGGGGTGAAATCGTTATCGGTCGCAAGAATAACAGCTTACCAGTTGATGTGCTCGATACGATTAAATTACGTTGTTTTGCTAATTTGATCAAAAATTTCAGAATCGTTTCATCTGGTTTCAATGCAACACGTTCGAATATTGCACCTTGATCATCTTGGAATTCAACATCAATTCCGAATAACCCCGCGAGTGTTGTCGCAATTTCAATCAATCCCTGATTATCGAATTCAAGCTTGTTCGATTCACCAGCGAACGCACTTGCAGGGATCGTACAATCACCTAGTACACCAGGCAATGAATACCCACTAACTTCAATTGTTTTGCGCGTGACATCAATGTTCGGATTAACACCGATCATCGTACCAGTGAATAACGGATCACCACCCATCGTGACCACAATGTCATTATACGAAAATGGTCTGAATGTTTTTTTGAACCCTGGTGATTCTGATTCGAATGGTGCACCGAAATTGATGGTCGAAATCGAATCCAATGTTTGTGTGATACTCACGCGATCCCAATATCGAAAACGATTTCCATTGATTAACAATGCAACTTCGTTCGGGTCATTTGCAGTCGTACGTTGTTGAATGTTGGACGGTGCTTTCGGGATCGTTGGTATCGTTAGAACAGTACCAACGACAAGTGGTTCAGATGCACCGGGATTCGCTTCAGCTATTCGACCGGCTTCGGTTTCCGTTCCGTATTTTTTACGTGCAATATTGTCAAACGTATCACCATTGACGACTTTATATGTAATAGGCAACGGATCGACCCCGCGATATTTCCAGTATTTCAGAACCACTGAGGTTATTTGAATTTATAAAAAAATCCAATTGATCATCAATACTACCGTAAAATTCGGCGACTAAATCCACAGGGGTGCGTGCTCGATCTAATACGACGATGCGTTCTTGTTTCAATGTGAATGATATCTGAACAAGAAAACCAGCCGTTAACGCAACCGCTTCTTGTAATTGTTGATATGCACTTCCTGTGTCAATTTCAGTCGCTGATAACGCATTGAAATTATCATCACGCCATGTTTGAACCGCTTCGAATTGATCGAGAATCGCTTCGGCCGCTTCTAATGCTTCGGTTTTGGTATCAAATTGATTATTAACAACCGATACAATCGAACCTGTGATCGATGTAGATGCGAATACATCTTTCGCGTGGAAATCATTAGCATCTGTCGATATAGCATCATCGCCCGTAATGAATGAATTAGCTAAATTACGATACGCATCCAACCGAGCGCGAATACTTGTCAACGCACGTGCAGGTGCTTGAATCATGATTGCAGTTTGAAACGCCAATGTAAGCGGTTGCCCGATTAATAAATCCATTCCTTGAGTGATTGAATTATTAATCGTATCGAATTGTTTCTGAACATCTTCTTGTGTGTCAGCAACAGCACTGAGACCGCTTTTAACTGATGCGGTAAAAGCCGTGTATTTATTTTTCAAACTTGATTGTTCGGTCGCGGTTTCCAAATTGGTGACATCTTCGAATTCGGTCGCGGATGCTGCATTGTATTCGTCAACCGATGATAATATCGAACTGGCTGGGTCAGTTTGTGAAACTGGATAATTGACTCCGATCGTTTCCCAAAACACAAGTTCAATGATTGATTGATTCGCGGCGGTTTTTAATTGGTCGTTGCGAGTGATCGTTCCGAATGGTACTACATCCACAGTGCCGTAAACCGGGTGTTCTAATTTACCGACACCACGTTCAATGAGTGCAGCTTCGAATGCATCCGAATCGATATCATGCTCATCACCCCAAAATATGATATGAAGCGGATATCGTCGTCCTGAATGCCCTAAATCCTGCACCAACGTCCCGTCAGCATCAGGAAATTCGAAACCCGTGGTTTTCTTATCAATGGTTTTTCGCACGTCCTCGTAATCAAATACAGTGCGTACACCGGATGGTGATGTATATGCGGCTTCTCTTAGTCGATCATTCCACGGCATTTAACACACCACCTTGATCGGGATTTCTTGCACAACGAAACCGAGGGGATTAGCTGCGTTGTAAAATCTGATTTTCGCTTTATACTTGCCAGCGACCACACCGAGATATCCGAATTTAATCGTTAATACATCGGCGACCCACGATATATAACCATCGTCACTACTGATGACAGCTTCAGATTCAGACGTGAGTTTCGACAGATTGTTGCATACATATACTTCAACTTTCGTGATTGACTTCGCATCTAAATCATATGGCGCACCAGCTTGAACAACGTTATAAACTTCTTCGGTGTCAGTATCAGGGTATACATTAATCATTTTGAACCCTCTTTAAACTAATCGCGCTGGTTGCACAATCAAGTCGAATTTTATTCGATATATCGTGAATAAGTTGGATATCAATAATCACATCGGCGCCAACACCGGTGACAGCGGTCGAAATATCCGAACCATCAAGTACAAATGCACCTGATTCGAGTACTGTCAATCGATGGTACAATGATTGTATATCGTTACCGGTCAATATAAAAGCACCGGTGTTGATGTCAGTCACCAGCGATACCGTGGAATCAATCGCTGAACCTGTCAATGCAAACGCACCACTAACAATACGTGTCACATGATGAACTAATGAATCCACAGGTGTGCCGGTTATCGCGAATGAACCTGACTCAAGTAATGCTGTTGGTGCCAATGACTCATATATCGTGGCAATTGCTGAACCATTGACATTGAATGAACCACTATCAAGCGGTGATACACGATTGACCAGCGTGTCGATATTATCGCCGGTTAATACAAAAGCACCTGATTCAGCGATCATCAACCGATTGAACAATGTGTCAATATTCGAACCGGTTAAATTAAATGAACCGGTATCGAGTGAAGAAACCCGATTAGTAAGTGTATCAACATTCGCACCATTGACATCGAATGAACCTGACTCAAGTTGTGACAACCGTGCGTAAATTGTGTCGATATTTGCAGCGGTTAAAGCAAATGATTCTGTTGATAATTGTGATTTTTGGTGATGAAGGGTGTCAAGAGTTGACTCAGATAATGTGAAACTACCTGATGATATTTCACTGATTGCGCCTGCTGCTGCCTCGGATACAAATAAATGTGCTAGGGTTGTGCTTCTTGTTGTCGACGAACTAGCGCCAATTCTCAACCTTAATATTATTGATGAAAATGTTACCGTTATCGGCGTATTGCTTCCGGGCCAATTCGCCCTTGAGTATTCAACGTTTGATGCATCAACAAAATTATTAGCTGCAACTGATGTATCAGTGATTGTTGTGTCAACTGCTGCATTATCAATAATATCACAATGTATATTTTGAAGTTGATTATCACCGAAAGCCAGAGTTATATCGTGATCACCAGTAGAATTTAGATCGACTCGAAAATCTGCCTGTGTACCATCGTTAGCCCTGTGAGCTATTCCGGCTAACCGGTGATCTCCGCTTGTAGTCCTATCGACGTGCCCTGATGGTGCAGTTTCCCAACCAAACGTTACACCGTTTCTAGTAACTGGATATGCCACTCCAATAACATAAGTCTCATTAGTGCCATCGGTGACATATCCTGATGTGCCTCTAAAATTAAAACCTTTATCCCATGTCACAAGTTAATCCCACACGGTGACGTATTGTGCGATATTATTTAATATGTAATTTTTTGCCGACTCATTGGACGCATCACTTGTTGCTGCCGGCTGCGAATCTATAAAGTCTTCAACTGTTCTTACTTCATTATGTGCAGCAATTAAATCAGCGTTAGTCAGTCCTAATGCGGCAGCGCCATTTCCGAGCTTTGTAGAGTTTGCGCCAGACAGGAAGATGACTTTTTGCCAATCTAGCCTTCTGGTATATTGCACTAAATCTTCTCGGATTATTGCGTCAACTTCCAAATATGTCTGGCCATTCGCCAAAGATTGCATATATCCCTCTGCATTCCTGCGAACATCTTTTCTCAGGCCATTTATATTAGATATAGAATCGAGAATTAATGATATTTCCTCTAAAGTCGCCATTATTTGATCTCACAATGCATTATAAATCACTCTACCCTTAAAAATCACGGGTGGTATTTTCCATTTGTCACATTTAACTAATCGTTTTAATGGTACATATGCCCAAAATGAATACAAATCATTTGACCACAAAAAATGAGGCCACCATCCGTGATCTGACTTCCTAATTATCAAATATCCACCAATATTACGGTTCATCCACCACATTGCAATTATCCACACGAGACAATTGCAATACTTAGGATTCCAAAATTTCATTATTATGAACCAGCAACCACAGCGCCCATTGCACGAGCCATACGTGAAACTGTGTCACGTAACCCCATGATCTGATCAGTGTCTTTCATTGCTTTTTCATTCAATGCTTGTTTACGTTCTTGCAACACTTGAATATCATGTTGCAAAACCGCCATTTCATCAGTGTGAACTTTACGTTCTTTAAATAATGGTTTCAGTTCTTTTTCAGCACGTTCTTTTTCCGCCCATATTGCCGGATATTTGTCTCGATTATGCATAATTTACCCCTTATACCAATGTGAATATGTTGGTTAAAATATCGATAACAAACGACTCACCATCCGCCAATGTGATCGATGAACCATGGTCATAATAAAACACAAGCATATCAGTTGGGTTCGTGTCGTTATACAATACAATATATTGAAATGGTCCAATTCCACCCGCCGTAGCAGTAATCGTGATGTCCGTACCACTGAGTGTGGCAGTTCCTGCCGATTCAGACCATGTATTCAATACATCGTCACCACCTGCCGTGTAACCATTTGCTGCCGCTGGTGCTGCATGGAGTGTTACAGGATCAAAAACAGTTTGGCTATTGACTGGTAATACATTGGTCAATGCCATTTTAAGCGTGTCAGTATTAAGCTGATGTTGCTCAAGCCCCAACTGTTCTACAAAATCTAAAAATTTCACCGGTGCTGGCATGATATAAACCTCTAATTAATTAAAATGTACCTGATTGTTCTAATGATAGACCACGACCTAATTTACCACCAGTTAATTCGGCGCGTTTGGTTTCATCACGAATGGTCACTTCTGCAGTACTCGTGCTGCGTTGTTCTTCAATGCTACGTGCAACTCGTGCTTGTGGACTGACTACTTGCGAACCCTGTGGTGATGATTTCGATTCATCATCGTCACCGAATCCGAAGAAACTACCGATACCTGATAATATTCCACCCACATCGGTGACACTTGCTATTTTAGCACCGATATCAGCCACAATATTTGAAATCATATCGAACGCGTTTTGAAATGTGGATGTGATACCGTCCCATAGATCAGTAAAAAATGCACCGATTTCAGACCAGTTATCCATTACCAGCATTGTAATAGCGGCAATCGCAGCACCAGCGGCCACAATGCCGATTACCATCAGGCCAAATGGATTCAATGCCATTACGAGATTAATCGCACCCATAATCACAGTGAGGGTTTTTAGTGCAAGTGATAATACAATGACACCCGCGACTATTTTCAATATCGTACCGGCATTTTCAGCAAGAAAACTTAAGCCTGTTGAAATCGCAGATATCACGGTTTTCAATTGTTCTAAAATGCTATGTTCTGCATTCATTTTCTGCAATGATTCGAAGAGATTGAAAAGCGCATCTTTAGCGTTTCGGGCAAAATCCATGAAACCGCTGGCGATTAAATCTTTGTTTGCGATGATCCATTCGCGGATTGATCGCGTCATATTTGTGATTGCTGGCATCATTGGAATTAAAACATTCTGCAACATGCCAAACAAACTGCGTGTTAAACTATCGATCGCATCATTATATTTTTCAGCAACTGCAGCTTGTTCTTTGGTGATTATTCCATTTTCGCGCTGTTCTTTTCGTAAATCACTAACCGCTTTGGTACTCATTTCAGTAATATTCAAAAATTTCGCACCAGTTCGACCAAATGCAGCCGTTGCCAGTGCTGTTTTATCAAGTTGATTTTCAGTATCACGAATCGATTTTAAATAGATATCAAACGCATCTGCGGCGTTGTCAGTTGATGTGATTTGTTTGAGTAAACCTTTATCAGTTTTATTCAACATTGTGAATAACGTACCTGTTCCTGCACGCGCTTCACCAACTGCCTTTGTGAATTTTTCCAACGATTTATCGAATTCGCCTGTGTCAATTCCCGCTTGTGATGCGACAAATTGCCATTCTTGAAATTCTTCAATGGGAAATTTTATTCGACGGGTACGTTTTGCGAGTTCATCGGCTGCAGTGGCGACTTTGTTCAGTGCAATGGCTACTACTGCAACGCCAGCCGCAGCCGCAACACCTCCAAATTTAAGAACAGCACTTGCCCCACGTTTCATAGCACCAGTGACTTTACCAACTGCACGATTCAATTTATGAAATTGTTTTGCTGCAGCACGCGTGAATTTACCGACACGATTTTGCATACGGGTGATGGGGGCGGTCACGCGGTCGACTGCTTTGAATACTGCTTCAACAGAAAATCGACCAGCCATGTGTCACCCCTTTGGTTTTGTATGTTCTTTTAATTCAGGTCGTAAACCATCATAAAAAAACAGAATTTCTTTTGCTGTCAGATCACGGGCGTTCGGCAATCCCGGATAATCGCGGCATATTTGCAAAAACATTTCACTATATACCGCGGTGAATATATGACCACACTTGTCGAGTTTGGCATCTTCACCGTGGCGAACCAATAACGACCGAACTAATCCATTAAAAGGGCGAACAACGCCTCACAAATTTTGATATCAGAACCGGCAAGGCCTGAAAATACCTTCGGTGAAACTTCACACATATCGCCCATGACTGCATAAGTTTTGGCAACATTGTGATTATTCTTTTTCGTGTCCATCGCCATTAACGATGCACCAGTACGTTCATGGAACGTGATCGGATCTTTGTGTTTCGATCTCGAATTTGAAGGTGTGAAAACGGCTTCACCTTCATCATTAATGATCAAATTACCACAGATGATCGACTTAATGATTCGTTTTTTCTGCTTTTTGAATGCGGTTAAATCTTCAACATCCATTTCAGATGTATCAAGATCAAGATCCATTGCATCAACGAAACGATCGAATTCCGCTTCTGCCATTTCTGGCGCGATTATGTTTTCTTCTACCATGTCATTACCCTATTTTCATTTACTGCTTCGTTAGTTTACCTGGACCCATTAACGATATTGCACACGTCGCATTTTGACTGCTTGCCTGAGTTTCACCAACAATTTGTGATGTACCCTGATAAGTTGCACCCGATGCATATGTAATCGCCAATGGCCAAAAATCATTTCGATCTGATAATTCTTGTATGTATTCTTGATCGCCGCGATCGTCGTCAATTTCGACCGTCAAACCATCGACTGATAACGGTACGCGTGTTTTAATTAATCGCGCTGTACTATCACCATTCGCTTGTATTTCGTTCTCAAAACCACCCAATTTACGTTGTGATTCCGCATCTGCCGCGACGGGAAATTCTCGACCGGCTAATGTTACTGATTCTATACTACCACCAATTGCGGGCATGGTTTATTCTCCTTAAATTTACGCCACAACTGCAGGCGTGCCAAAATAGAAACCAAAATCGAGGTCAACAGAAATAATATTACTGTTTCCGCTCAATTGCACTGTTGTGACTAAGTTCAACCGCTTAGGATTACCCGAATCAATTTCAGCAAATGTATTCGCCTTAGCTGTTTCAGGGTCACTGATAAACGCATTTAAACCTAAACTATCAAGCATTGCAGCAACCGCCGCGACCGCTGTTTTTGGTTTTTTAGCTGAACGATTCGATGTTGGTTGATTATCAGGAATGAGTGGAGAACCGTCCCATTCAGGAACAGCGAAAATCAGATCCAAATTAAAAATAATGTTCTGCAATTTAACGATATCAACCACATATCGATATGTTGGTAATGGATCGCCCGACGGATGGTAGAATGTGACCACATCGGAGATATTGACAACGCCGTCCTTGACTTCAACGGTTGAGCTACCACCTTTCACAGCGACATCACGATCCGCATATGTCCATTGCTCACCATCAGTACCAGGAACTAAACCTGATGCGTTTTGACTACCGTAATCCTGTGGTGGGTTGTTATTTGCAACCGTCGCAATACGTGCAAGCTGTCGCGCTGCAGTCACGAATGGTAAATCATTTGAACCAGGTGCAACAAGTTGTGCATTTGTTCGGTCTGTTTTACGTGCATCAGGAATAGCAATCGCCGCTGATACTGTAGTCGCTGTATTGCCAGTAAATACGACAATCGGTTTACGCGTTAACGCACCCCATCGACCTTCGCCAAATGTGGTGTATTTTGCCAATGATGCAACGTCGGCAATGTCCATACAATTCAACATCATTGTTTCCCACACGTCACCGACTTGGTTTAATGCATCATCAACATCAGGGTTTACTAAACCGCCTGTGTGTTGAGTGATTGCGAATGAATTGCCTGATATAGTTGAACCAATGATCTCGATAACGATGTCGTTTGCACTAACACCTTTCCCTTTCGACGCGGTGGTCATTATGGTTGTACCGTCAGTGGCGATAATCGGCATTTCGACAACGGCATTAATCGCATCTGTCATTGATGTGACCACACTGGCGACTGTTGCACCAGTTGCAGGTATGACAAACGATTCTGAATCGATGTTATTAACACGTACGATGTACGATGCCGCTTCAGTGGGTGCAACTGTTGGAGTCACATCACCATCAGACACAACACCCGCACCATCGTCGTCAAGAGGATATACAGTTAATGGAATCGTACCGATACCATCACCATTGACCGGCAATAATTGCAATGCAGCTAAATGAAGAGGGCAACCGAAACCATAATCCTGTGCAACTGCTAGTGCACTGGTGAATTGTTTTTTAGTTGTCGAATAAACTGACGCACTACTTCCTTGGCCAACTAATGCTATGCGTTGCGGTAATTGTAAAATACCACCGGCTGATAAATTCTTGAATGTGGTCTTAATACCAACTACACGAGCGACCGCACTCGCGTCAACTGCTGTACTGATAGGCATGTGCTTATCTCCTTTTAAGGTGCTGTGTAGTCATAATCCGCACGGATTACTATTTCACCGTCTTCTGTGCGTTTAACATCTACTGATAAAAATTCCAATGTTTCAGCCACAACTTGTGGTGAAAATTCATTAAATGATACACGAAGTGCTAATCGTGCGCCGACAATTTGTTGAATCGGTTGTTCGCCTATTTGCGGCTGAAAAACATTCACCGATTGTGGCCAACGTTGCCACACGAGACCGCGCAATCCTAAATATGTATATTCAGCGGCCATTAATATATTACTAACCAATCGCAATGCTTTGTGAACTTCAAATGCCTATTGACGATCGGACTCGCATCATCTTGTTCGTTGAGCAATTGTTCCCATGGATTTGACCGCTCCGTGAAAATTCGAAGCTTCCAATCGTCGGGATCTTTACTGCCTGCAGTCGCTAATGACATTTGATTTGCAATTTCGAGTACTAAAATTGCCGCAATCTGATCTCGAACAACTTCGAAATTATCTTGCTTATCAATTAACGACGCGATGGTCATTTGTATATCTCAAGTAAGCATGTAACCAAACCGAGCATTCGATCAGGGTTTGATTGCGATACTTTAAATTTATAGGCATTTCCGCTGATATCTTCGAATTCAACGACCCACGGTTTCGATCCCGAATCCGCAATACCTTTGTGTAATCCTAAATTTTCTTCGGTTAATGATGATACACGTAATGCCACAGATGCTAGTCGGCCACTTACAGCCTGGCCAGTATCGGGATCAATTACTTGTGCAATATCATTCGCCGAACCTGTCAAATCACCTGTGTTACCATCAGGATCAGTGACCGTTATGGACCAACCAAAACCACGGTCGTCATCTTCTAAAATGACACCTAAATCGGCTTCGGCTAGTTCACGTAATCCCATTAGTTTTCAACCACGAATCCGCGTTCGATTAGATCGGCGAGAGTTTCTTCACCACCGGATAAATATTCCGCTTTCATTTCTTCACCAGAATCTAAAACGCCTTTTTTACAAGCGATTGATTTGCCTTCAGCGATGGTGTACTGCGCGACTGCTTCCGCTTCTGCCTGTGCTTCCGCTTCTGCCTGTGCTTCCGCTTCTGTGGTTGCCTTTTCGCGTAAACCTTTGGCTATTTCGACAAGTTGAGCATTGTTTTTATCATCAGTTTCGACAGTTTCATCCAATTCTTTGATTGTCGCTATTAAATCTTTATTACTTGGCATAATTAAACCCCTATGTGAAGCCGGTTTCACATGTAGGAAACCGGCTTGTTCAATTAAATCAGAGTGTCTAAACAACCGAATGTATCGATTGCAGTCGGAATCAACAACGGACGTGTGCCAGCTTGCACCCACATTGTTTCGCCGTTTGCTGTGATCCATGAGTTCATCTGCAAATCGAGCATTTGACCAGGTACACTAATGCGTGATGTTAATGCAGCAGGTACACGCGGGTCAGCACCGGCAATACGAGGAATACCGCCGAATGTGGCATCCATACGACCAGTTGACGAACGCATCACGACTTTATCATCAGGCATATACTTAGTTGAAACACCTGATTGTGGATGCTTATATCGACCACTATATGTCCAGATATCATACTTATAATTACCGATCTCGATAACACCACGGAATTGACCGCCGTTACCTAATCGAGTTAATGGGACAATACCGTTACCAAGAATACGGCGATTATCCATTCGGGCTAATACATCGGTATCTTTGATGAACAACTCGTATGATCCCTCACCCATGACAAGCATATCAGGATCAGATAATCCATTGCCGCGAACAACATTCGCTAATGACTCTAAATCAGCCAAAATCGTTGCATTTGTATTATCCCATGCAACAGATGCATTCGGAAAATGTGCAGTTTTAGGTTTATAATCAATCGAATAAACACCGACACCATTTTCATCAATCAGTGTCACGGTGCCTGTCGTCATTACTTGCGATGCTTGTACCTCAATCGCACGTAGAATTTTACGCTGTAATTTTCGACCTAGTTTCACACCTTGTGCAATCGCATTCGACATGAAATCCACAGATTCAAATGGATTTGCACCGGGCATACGTTTAAGCATGTTATGTGAATTGATTGCAGCCGCTTCTTTGAAAATAGGCGGTGTCATTGATTTATTCGTAAAAACATCAGCCGAATTTTCTCGTGCGCCAACACTTAAATCCTGAATAGCGATCGCAATATCTTCTTCACTACGGACAATATCGATTTCGACTTTTTCAGAATTATGAAAATTACCGCGAGGCGATTGAAACATCCCCGAAAGGAACATCGTCGGTTCTGCGTCTTGCTCATATGCTTGAAGCATTACACTTGTGGTTTTATCACTCATTTCACCGGCTCCTATTGGTTATCTTGAATGTTTAATTCAGTCACGTTTTGTGGTATTAAACCATAATCACGTAGCTGGTCAATGACGACGCTATCGATATTACTATCATCACCATCAGCTATGATGATTAATCGTTCTTTACGATATGAACCGGCAACACCTGCACGAATCGATTCATCACCTGCACCAGCCGCCACGATATCATATGTGACAATTGTTTTAGGAATGCCATTTTCATTAGCTACACCACCTTTGACAAATGGTACTAATTTCAATGATACCGAATCACGAGCTAAAATTGAACCAGCTAATACAGTACCAGCACCGGCAAAAGTCAAAAGCTCATCCCTGAATTTAGCATCCGACAAAATCGAATCGCCAATATTCACATTTGTTATAGTTGGATCAGGCATGAGATTCCACTCCTAAAAGTTCAGCGGTTACTTTAGCTAGTGCATCATCACTGTCTGCATCGCTATTGGCTGAATCGTTGTCAGTATCGAGATCGCCTTCACTCTCATCTGCACGATCATTTTTAGCATTTTTATTCATGCTTGCCGCCATGTACTTTGCATTGATTGCAGCGGTGCATTCTTTACCCTCAGTAATACAACTGATTGCAAGTTTCATGTCACCTGATGCGTCACCCATTGTTAAATGTGCATCAACACGTTCACGTTCTTGCGACACACCCTGTGTAACACCCACGCTCACCGCTTCCGCATAGAGGGCGGGATATTCCGACTTAAGTTTATTTAGATCCATTATTATGGTTCCTTCAGTTTGTCCGTCACCCTCGACGGCTTGTGTTCCAGGGATATCATCATCCCCACCAGTAACGTCACTGTCGACATTATTTGTTTGTGCAATCAGCCGATCAATCATACCCGCTTTAATCGCGTCCGGTTTTTCCGGATCAGGATCTTGCGCGATGAATACACCACCTTTGCCAAAATTTTCAATTATATTTTCAACTGTTGTATCACGACCGAGTGCTATTTTGTTCATGAACACGCGTTCAATCGCATCAAGTTCGTCCTGATGTACTTTGGCACCTGGTACAGTGGTTGGATCAGCTTGTTTATTCGGTGCATTACTCGATACAATTTTAATTCGTTTAATGCCTTCACGCGCATATGCATCTGTAAAATCAAGACCACCACGAACAATACCGATAGAACCTGTTTCATCAAGTGGCGATGTTGCCGCAATTTCTTTAATGCCTTTCGCAGTTGCCAGATAATAACCAGCCGATGCAATTAAACCATGATTTTCAACATTGACATTTTTTACAGCGGCTAAACTTTCTAATGCTTGACGTGCTAAATCCATACCACCAACATTACCACCGGGTGTTTTCATCAACAATGTGACATCTGTTATGGATTGATCAGTTTCGAGTTCATTCGCGGCTGCAATTATTTCATTGTAACCAGTTCCACCGAACCCGAAAAAACGAGCTAATGCACTCGGACCATCAGGGGTCAACACACCAACAATCGAAATTGTGGCCACGCTGCTATCGTCTACGCGACTAACAATATTAGGTTGTTCGACATCACCGAACATGTCACGTGCAGCGGCTTTATCTTCTAGTGTAGCATTTTCAATCGCTTCGAGATATTTCTCTAAAAACGATTCTTGCATTGCGTAAAGCATCATTACGGTGCATCCTCCAACCAACCAAACCAACTACCCGTTACTGTGACACTTTTGTCAGTATCTTTCAAAAGTAAGGCAACAACAGTACCTTCACTAAATGGCAACGGGACCGGTAAATTAAAACCTTCGGAACTATCCTGTAACCCTATACTGCCAAACGGAATGAATAATTCAGAATCAATATATTGATGATTATCTAATTCAGTGGCCACAATTTGCACTAACGCTCTTGCTGCTGCTGTACCGCTGATTGATGAACCAACTAGCCCGACAACTATTGCACGCTTACCTTTCGAAATCATGCGTGCACTAGATGAACATCTAACGTCACCCGCTTTAATAATACTATAAACTTGAGTACCCACATATGCTGTGATATCACCAACAGCACCTTGACCAACTGTACCAGTAACGTGAACATGCATACAATTAATAAAACGTAAATCAGTTATAGCATTAATAATAGGTGTTAAGCCCGTCAAAGGAATAAAAACAGCCTTTTCATTGAGCTCTATATCAAGATAATGAACTTCAACGATATTAACCCCTGATCCACCATTTGTATCATCAGCATCAGTACTAACAATATCGACGGTGATCCCAGTTTGTACCGGTATTTTGAATATCCCATCTGGCCATATAATTCTATTATTGTCCGCACCTACGACTGTTAATTCCCCAAACGAACCAAATGGTTTAGCGCCCGAAACATTACCCCGCGCAATCTGAACACCAAGTTCTTGAACGGTTCGAAGTGGTCCCGAATTGCTTGTGATCGATTTACTCACGTATCGATTCTCACCGAACCAGCTTTGCCACGCGCATATACATAAACATCAGCAGAAGCACCAAATGATAATGATTCACCATCATTCAATGGCACAGCATTTGACAAATTTGTCGGTGCGGCACCAGTTGTAGCGATATATGTCCATAAATATTTACTAGGCGCATCACTCATAATACGAATAGTTGCAGCCGTCAAACCAGTGATTACTTTGACCCACGTATCTGCAGTACATGCCACCACTACCGGATTAGCCATTGTTTTGTTCCTCGTCCATTGTTTCCGTTAGTTCTGGATTTTCATTTTTAGTAAATCCCGCATCAAGTAACGGTTGTTTTGCTTTAACCAATTCAGTATTTTCACGAAATAATTGCTGTACTACTTTCGAATATTTCATCCCGGTCAGTTCTCGCGAACCCCTATCACGGGTGATGTAACCTTCATCAACTAATTCTTTATATGCTTTTACTTCTTTGAGCAAATCGACGTTTGGTTTAATCGCGCCCGCCCAATCTGACAACATCCACGCACCAAATATATCCCACATTGCAGGTGTTCGCCATGCTTGCAACAACCCATCAGCGGTAATATTCTGGTTCAACACTTCAGATATTAACCAATCTTGGTAGATAGGTGTGGTGAATTCTTCACCAAACCCTGTACGCACACGGTCTAAATACATCTTAAATTCATTAGTTGCACCACGACTAGCTGAATAATTATTTTGAAATTGTAATAATAATGTTTCAGGTGGTACTTCATTCGCCCATGCTATTGCACTAAGTATTGCGGCTTCAAATACACCGAAATTCACATTCGGGCGTTTGGTGTCGTAGCTTGTTGGCTTTTCACCGTGTTGCAATTCCTGCAACATCATACCAGGCATGTTTGATGAAAATTCTATATCCTTTCGACCGTTCGAATCATCTTGTGTGGTCACGGTGTCGCGTCGTGTCGCGCCGCCCGTCATGGGTAACGTACCGAGTTTATCTTCGGTCTTTTCAACCCACATCGCAATCATTGAATTGACTACTGCAGATCGTTGTTCAGCGTCACGATATCGGTCGACTTCTTTTAACGATTGCATGATCAATGCAAGTATCGATTGACCACGAACATCATCGATTAATCGTTCAGTACCGTACAATAACCACGCTTGTTTGCGGCCAGTTCGCGAACCTTTCGCTGTAATTCGTCGCCATGTTCCATTTGATTGTAGGACAAAAAACGCAACATGTCGTTTAGCTGAGTCAATTTCAACACCATTCACAACCGTATTACCACGATTATGTACTGCACGAATCATCGTATCACTTAACGGTGTTGATACATGTTCAGCATCAACCAGATCGACAGTAGGTAAACCCGTTGAACCTTGACGCAATACGACCAGTACATCACCTGACACAAGCGCCATTAATCGTGCTTGTCGTTGTAATGCACCGAATGTACGTGATTGACGGTAGTCACAAAGATCGGGATTTTTACCCCATATCATGTAACGACGTTCGGTAATTTCTGACCATTCAGCAAGATCGGACGGGTCAATATCTAAAATATCAGCATCGGGTGTGGCTTCGAGTGATAAACCTTTGTTGATTTCATTTGTGATTAGGCGACGGATAAGGCCGCGTGCATATAAATTTTCGGTGAATAATTGTTTTGATCGTCGACGCAATAACGTGTGATCAACGACATCATAATCTTTAGTGATACCAAACCCACCGAGGAATTTATCGCCTGTCCAGGTAGATGATTCCCCACCCACGAACGATGCGAGAGTGTCCACATCGATCATACCGTGTACCGCTTCGGCGATTGGTTTTCGAATTTTCCTGAATGATGGTTTTGTTTTCACCATGACGGTTTACCTATCACCTGACCTGAACCTGTGAGTCGTGTTTGAAGTGTTGTACAGCGATTGTACAAACTATCAATTACTTTTTGTAAAGAATCAAGATTCAATTTCGTCACGGTTTGGGTGCTTTGGCCAGTATCGAGGGTGTATGACTGAATACTGCCATTACCCAATGCGAGTGCAGCATCCTCGTAAGCAATGATTTGTTGCTTAGTGGTGTTGATTCGATCCTGAATAAATGAGTTGTTCATGATACACCCGTGACATATTAACCCTGAGTATAACCAATTATTCTATTCTTGCAAATAATTGATCGTTTTCGGTTGATTCTGCATATTCCCAAAACTTAGGCCAATCAATTGTTTTCAATTCAAAATGTTGTATACAGATATTCCACGCGAATATTTCAACAGCCGCATGACCATATCCTAGGTTATCGAATAATTCATTTGCTGCATTGCCTGGACGATGCCAGTAATACACAGTGTTCCCATTTTCGTCTTTTTTCTCCCGCCTCGATTCGACGGTCAATTCTTTGAGTTGTTTATCGCTTATATCCACTGGTGCGTTGAAATGATAAAGCTTCTGTTCACCTTTTTCTTCAAACCATTCACGGCGTAATATGGGTGCGATACGATCTTTGTAATGGTCAACCGTGATTTTGAATCCAGTCGTACCCGATTGCGTGGTGAATTCGGTGAATTCTTTGATCGATTGATTTTTACCAGGTCGATCACGTCCGAGTATTGGGTAAACACCCGACATATAATCACTGCAAAATGTGGTCACTGTGTCGTTTGCGTACCCTGCATCGACCAGCGTTGTGAGTATTCGATATTTCTGACCGTCATCAGCGGTATATATTTTTTCTTCAATCAATTCACGGAGTCGACCCCATA